TTCTCGCATAAAATTGTTGTCTACTGAGCGCATCTGGGCATCGGCTTGCTCACGATAATGAGCATTACGTTCCTCAACAAACTCAGATGGGGTTTTGCATAACATCAGTCCGCCAATAACAATGCTGTCCTTGAATCGTTCATTTTCCGTGTGGAAAACTTGAATCTCTGGATGATCTGACGCTTTTACAGGTTCCCAGCCTTCTCCATATTTAGAGGTTACATTAGTGGCATCCATTTCGCCACGAGTACTTATACGTACCCAATGAAATTTATATCCCGGTTCCGGTGTCGGATCAGGGAGACCACCCGGACGTTGCCAAGAACGCTTACGTACGGTAGCTTCACGGGTTTGTTGTTCACGGTTTACTTTGTTTTCAGCCATTATTGTTTCCTCATATCTTCAGCAACCTGTTTGGCGTATAGTTCTAACGGTACACCTAGCCGTTTTGCGATTGAAACTTGCGTCTGTGTCAGCACAATTTTCTTAGGTGCTGTACTTCTAGTCACGGGCGCAACAACATTCCTACGGCGTGGAGCTTCCTCCGTTAGTTCTTGATCCCCGTCATCAAACTGTTCTGGGAACACTTGGCGCATACGAGAATTTATTCTCTCGTAGTATTCGTCACTTCGGGGGTCTACCCCTTGTTTAACCAATTTTGTATGCAGCCCCAATGCAAAGCTGGTCATCTCGTCGTCTGAGCCGTACCACGGGTTATTTTGTTGCCACCGGGTAGCTTTCTCATCTACGTATGCCTGAGGAGCGTATTGCGGCTGTTGTACCTCATTTTCATCTTCTTGTAAAGTGTTTAATTTAAAATTGTTTACTCTTTCTGCCTTCATTTTGGCAGCGGTTAACGCTTCTTGAGCATTTACTACTGCATCAGAATCACCTGCTTCATAAGCTTGCTTATACACACGTTTGACGTCTTCCAACTCCAAACTAGCAGCAAGTTTAGCTTGCTCAAGAAGTGCCTCTTGGTTCTTATTAACCGTACCTTTGAGACGTTTATTCTCGTCTGCAACAAGTTTGGCAATACGAACAGCTTCCTCACGCTCACGAAAGGCGGCTTCTTTTGCCCTACGCTCGTCATGGTAGCCTTTACTAAAATGTTGTATCCGTTTACGAACCTTTTCAGAATACTCACCTAGTTCTTCCTCCGTTATATCTTGTGGTGGATCAGCAGGTTTTCTGTTACGGTCTTTAACCGGAGTATCATCTACGACATCTATCTCAATGTCATCGTCAGATTCCGCTGCTACTTTCTTACTTTCTTTTGCATCAGGATCAGGGAACTCAAATTCCACTTTCTCCATATTGTTTTCAGCCATGTGTTACTCCTTATGCTCGTGAAATTCCTCTAGGATCCTCGACAACACCATCCACGCTATCTTCATTGATAATGCGGAATTCTTTGCCATGAATTTTGATTCTAGTACCAGTATGTGGGCGTACTAAAATAAAATCGCCTTCCTTACACCACGGACCAGTAGGATAGCGTTCCATATCTGTATAGCAATCAGGGCCTAGTGACACAACAAAATAAACTGTGGCAAGAATCTCCTCATGTTTTTTCGTAGTATCGGCTTTAATTAGACCACTTTCGTATTTTTCCTCAATATCTGGGATAGCACAAAGAATCTTGTACCCAGAAGGGCGAGGTAATTGCTTGGCTTTCTGTTCTGCTGTTTCCGGCAAGGTTGATACTTCACCTGATTCTGTTGCAATAGCGATTTCAGTCATCGTTTTCTTCCGTATATTTAGCAAGGTCTTTTATTTCTCTACGTGCAGTCGCTAGACCATGAATCACGCCGCACAATTCTTTGTATTTAGCAAAATCTTGACACGTACCAGAGATTAAAGCCTCTTGGTTGATCTCGATTTGTTCATTTATCTTGTCTATCAAGACATCAAATACAGTCTTTGCCATTAGCTACCTTTCGGTGGGTTTTGTTTCGTTGGTGTTGCCATCAATTTCAATGCGTCAAACTTAAGTCTGTTGTTTGCTTGACGTTCTTGAGCGTTGACACGCATACCTTCTTTAGCAGCTTCAATCTGTACACGTTCGCCATCAAGTTTAAGTTTCTGTGCGGCAATTACAGCGTCAGTTTGGTCTTTAGTAGCCTTACGTTGCTGTTCTTGCTGTTGGATTTGTAACTTAGCTTGCTCCAATTGGAACAGTGGGTCTTGCGCTTGCTGCTGTGCTTGCTGTTGAGCAGCTTGTTGTTGACTTGTTTGTGTGAGTTGTCTACCCGCATCGGCAACCAAACGAGATAACTGCACTTCCATCTCTTCTGGCATCTCTTCATCTGGGGCAGGTAACGTAGCACCGAGTTGTTCTTCAATACGTACACGATAATCGAACGCAAGATGTTCTGCGATATGCGCTTGGAGTGCACCCATCATCTGTGCAGCTTGAGGATTTTGTCCAATAGTCTGTGCAATTATTGGGTCTTGCATAAACGCTGTATGCGTAGCTAGATGCGCCTTGTGATCTTGGTAGATAAACGCTTTTACTGGCTTGTTTACCAATATAGCCATGTTCTCGGAGATCGGGTCTTTCGGTTTTGGATCAGCAGAATTAGGAATAATCTTATCTACGTTCTTTACACCTAGTATTTCTATCATCTGTCTATGCAGATATGGCATGTCATAGATGTTTGGAGCAGACTGCGCCATCTGGAACGCTGCTTGATACTGCACAATACGCTGCGCCATCGTCGTAGCATTAGGATCACTGACAGGTATAACCTCAACCATGTCATAGTCGGCTTGCTTAGTCTTACGATCTTGGTCTACATCAGGCTTGTAGTCGTACTCTTTCGGTGTGTAGTCACGAATGATGTTCTTTAAGAGCTTGAACTCCATCTTCATAGCAAAGTGCACACGTGCCATGACTGCAGCCATAGGTTTTAATGTGCGCTCTAAGATAGCTAGAGTTGTACCTACTGGAGCATTGGCAGACATATCACTTACGTTCATGTCACTAATCGCACCTAGACGACGACCTTCTTCAGTAATCGTCTGAAGTAACGCTGCTAGAACCTGACTAGGCTCTTTATATGGGAGCAACATGATGTTGTCTTTGAGTGCCCCACTCGGAATATCTACGTCTTTAAACTCACCCGGACCAATCGGCGTATCGTCACCTTTAATACGCAAACCACGTGACTTCAGACCACCCGGCAGGTTAGACAGCGTACCTGCATCGACCAACTGACGAATGATAGAAGTGCCCGCACGAGCATAACCACCAATAATATGGATAAGACCCAAGCCGTAGAAGCCAAATCCCGGTATGTACACGTAATGTACAAAATGATTTTCTTTTAACTTCAACTCGTCTTTCGGATTCCAATTACGACGAATAGCTAATATGTTCTCTGTGCCTACTTCTATAGTTACTACGTAAGGTTTAGCAAGCTGAGTGTCTAAATCTTTATCTTCATCTATACCTTCTATAGCTAAATCGGCGTGAATCTCATAAACTGTGTATCTGTTGTCATCAGTTAGTGTATATCCACCTTCTTCAGCCTTCTTTTTCTCTATATCAGTGAAAAAGCTCTGTGGTTCACCTAAATCTATCTCACGATAAAAGCCCGCAGCTTGCAGTTTCGCCATCTCATTCTCAGTTTTACGCATCACATGTGTGACACGCTCGGCTGACTGTATATGTGCTGCACCATAAGGCACGATCACATCTTCTGCGGATATGTAAACTGCTGCTTGACGTCCTAAAGTAGGGTCAAAATATACTTTTTTGAACGATGAACCTGCCAAACCCAAGCTATATAACATGCGCTCATGCTCTGATCTATACTCAACCATCTCTTCGGTGAGCTTATAGTTCATGTCGTTCTGTACACGACGTGCTGCATCCTCTTTTACCTTGTCTATAGCACCAATAATTTTAGTTTTTACAGGTCCTGACGCAGGAAAAGTCTCTGACATAGTCTCCGCTTGGAAGCGAATCGCTGCTTCTGCAAGCACTGTAGAGTAAACACCGCAAGCATCGTCCCACGGTTCAGTACGTTGCTCATATTTAAAGCCTAATACTTCTAATCCTCTGACGTATGTTTCTGCCCAATCTTTACGTGAGTTAATATCGGATTCAACTTCTTCGATTAGCTCGGATGCTAGCAACGATAGCGCATCCTCATCCATGATTTCAGCGAGATTTTCGTCAAACTCACCCTCTTCTTCGCCTAACATTACGGCTTCTTTTTCGAGAGTCACCTCTACGCTACCGTCAGGAAGCATGTTTAGCGCATCAGACTCAATCTCAAAGTCCGGCATATCTTGATTATCTAGCTGCTCGATACCTTGTGGGGCGGAGTACAAGCCCTTATCCATCATATTAGTTGCCATGATCTATCCTTAGTAGTACCCGCCGTGTCTACGGCTCTTAAAGTATTTAATATCTTCTGGCTCGTCCGTCGGTAAACGTATGAACCCGCCTTGTCTAAATCTCATCAACACCATCACGGTAGCATCCACCAAGTCATCGTGAGATACGAACGGAAACCCTGCTACCTCTTCAACTAACTCTTCTGCCCACCGTGTCTCGGGAACCCATACCAACCCAGACTGCACAATATCTGATACAGAGTTTAGTCGTGCCATCTTGTCGCCTGTCCCACGATGCGGGGTAAACTCCTGCACCATCACACCCATACGTCTTAACTCTTGATAGAGCGCAACACCTGAACTCTTCTTCTCCACTATGAACGAGTCCGGCTCCCACTCTTCATACTCTTCATACGCTAGGCGTTTTAACTCTGGGAACTCAACCCTTCGCTTGATACTGTTTAATAGTATTATATGGTATGCGCTTGCTTCTTCGTTAAAGAACACACCCCAAGTTGTTAAGGCGGTAAAGTCGGCTCGGTTATGTGACTCTGCGGCAGCATCCAGCGACATAATAATATATTCACAAGATGGCGGGTCTTCTTTTTTCCATATCTTCCACCAATCACGTTTAATTAGTGCAGCTTCTTCGGCAGTTGGATTTTGTTGATATTGGGCGTTCCACTGGAACAGTGGCATTGAGGCTTTAGTACGGTGCAGTGCTTCTAGGTCAAAAAACTCAGGCCATAGAGCTTTTTCTACAATTTCTTCGTTCTTCTTAACTTCTAATATAGCTGGAAATTCTACGACTTCGTACTGGTCGGCGGCTTCGTTTAACCCCATGTCTTTTAGAACACGACCTGTCAAATCATCTAAGTGCCAACGAGTTTGGATAATTGCTACCCTACCACCCGGCATTAAACGTGTCCGTGCTCCGTATGTGAACCACTCGTACGCTTTGTCAAATACGTCGAAGTTTCCGTTGATGATGTCTTGTTCGTTGTGCGGGTCGTCAACAAGTAAAAGGTCGGCACCTCGACCAGCCAACGCTGAACCAACGCCACAGGCGAAGTATTCTCCACCAACATTCGTGTTCCATCGTCCTGCTGACTTACTGTCTGCGGCAAGAGTAACTGTTGGAAAGATTTTTCTGTACGTGTCTGTGTCAATTAAGTTCCTTACTTTTCTACCAAAGTCTACCGCTAAGTCTGTGGTGTGTGACACCATTAAGACCTTCTTATTAGGCTGTCGCCCTATAAACCATGCAGGGAAATAAATAGAAACAAGTTGAGACTTACCATGTCTAGGCGGTATGTTTACGCATACCCTATCCTGCCGACCTTCAGCAAGCTGCATTAACAAGTCTGCCAGAATCCTATGATGTTTACCAACCTTATAGTCAGGTTGCATCGCTTTACAGAATTCTATTAAATCATTACGAGCACTAGCAGATTTCTTTCTTTCAGCTAGGGTGTCTGCAATCTCTAGTATTTCTTGCTGTTCTGCGGCATCGAACTTATCAAAGTTCTGCAAAAGTGTTTCAATGTCCTCATCGGACATATCTAATAGCACATCTGCTGTAGCCGAATCAAGCATCTGGCAATCCTAACTCTTCGTCCAAATTGAACTCAGGTTCTTCTGCCTCTTCACTTTCTTTTACTTCTACATCTGTTACATCGTTTTGTTGCCGTATGCTCTGCAGTTTTTCACGCAGGGAATTTCGTAGCTCGTCTGTTGAACGGTGCGTAACTGTTACTTCTGACCTGTCTGTAAACAACCCTACATCCGAAATCTTGCCCAATAATTCTAGCGCACGTATCCGTACTCTTGGATCAGGACTTGCCGTTTCAAGTATCAGTTTGTTTGTTACAAGGTGTCTTATCTGTAAAGCATTCTTAACCACTGCATGGCTAAAATCTTTCAGTGTTTCATGTACGCCGATTAGAGCGGCCGGTGTCATGTTTGACATCCTAGTAGTTGTTAACGCTTGGTTAGTCTTCTGCTCATCTTCTGCAAAGGACTCCAGTATTCCTGCAATAAGTTCTTTATCAGCATCCGTTGGTTCTAAAACCTCTGGAGGTAATCCATGCTCAACTAGTACATCTATAGTTGCACAGGCGGCAGCAGCCCTCTCCTTCAAATCAGGAAATTTAATTTCGCCAAACGGTAACTCAATACCTAAGTCAGGGGTCGCAGTAATCATAGTCGCAAACACAGCCATGCTGTATCGAAGGCTCGAAGATACCATAAAAATAAAATTTTAAATAGGGCATGGTACCTAAAGACATAGGGGGCATTTTCTATATTGAGGGGGGTGGGGTCAATGTTGTCAAAATAATATTATGGTGCGGGGGGTGGTCATTGTTTGTTTATATTAGTAATACTAGACAGCATGGGACTCCTACTGGCTATCTTGGGGGGTGGCATAGGGGTGGGTTCGGCATAGTTATCACGCTTGATAACTTAATATTCAATCGCTATCAAATCATATCAGATTAAATTTAATTAGATTATCCCTTGTTATCTTATACGTTATAGTGCACAATGCAGTCATTGGTTAACGAGTTATTCGATTCGTTCCAATATCTTTATATGAGGTGATTATTATGTCTAAAGTTATTTCCGCAGCTTCACAGAAAGTTTTAGTTGACGTGTTAACCGCAGTCGATAAGTTAGAGAATAAGTGGGTAGCAGTAACAGATTCTCTAATGGCTGACGGCATTACATCATTCGATCTCGAATCAAGCAAGACGGGCGAGAATGACAAGTTAAGAGCACAAGTCAAGTCGATTATCATTTCGACATTCGCTAAGAGAGAGCAAGACTTGCTTGCAAAAGATAGCAAGACACTTGAAGCGAATCAGAAAATCGAGCGCAAAGCTTTGATTCAGAAAGTAGGTGCAAGACTAAGCTTGATTGAATCTAAACTTCGTAAGTCTGAATCAGACGGTACTGAATCTGGGGCGCAAGAGTCTAGCAAGTCTGAATTACAAAAGATTCAAGCCAAGCTTGATGAGGTGTTAGCAAAGCTTAACAAGTTAGAAAACGCTGAATTCGACTTAGTCGAAACAGTCAAGCTTGTTATGGTAGTCAAGGGAATGATTCCTGCAGTTTAATTTGTTGTTTAACTTTGCCCCAGATAGAAATATCTGGGGTTTTTTTGGAGGTGTTAAAAATGCAATACATAATTACATTTACAAATGATGAAGGAAAATCTTTTTCGGTCTCGACAAATGAAGAATCGACAATGTATGAAGTCTGGGTAATGGTAAGTTATGCTTATCCCCATGCTTTCGTTTTTGATCAAGAGCTTGATGATGTGTTACTCACTAAGTAATTTAGCCCAGACTTCGGTCTGGGTTTTTTTTCGCCCAAATTTTCTGTCAACATCTGATGCTAGTGTTCTAAGCAGCGGCGTGCCGGACTGCACGTTAAGCGTACCGAACAATAGCTCTTTAGTTAACAACCTTGATAACCATGCGATGCCAGTGTTAGAAGCAGCGGTGTGCCGCCCATGCAATATAGTGCACAAACTAGTTATCAAGCGTGATAACCGAACAATTATCAAATTCGCTATTGTTCTAATGTTCGGTACTGTCATGATTTGATAAGAACATTACGAACAATATAGGGTTACGATACTATTAGGTAATAGAT